AAAACCTTTGAACTTGTCATTGAAAACCTGCTCGGTCTTCTGAGTAAAAACATCTGTATTTTGTTTAGCTGCTTTTTGAGTTACTTCTGACTCCTTGTTGTACCTATCAAAGAAGTTAACTGCTTTCTGCTGCTCAGTTGTGAGTTTCGATCCAGCTTTAATCTCTTCATAGTATGTAGACTTTTGCCCGTCTAAGTGGCTTTTAGCGCTGGCAACTTGCTCTTTAAGCGCTAATTTTTTTCTACGTATATCTCTATCGTCGTCCATATCTTCGTCGAATGAGAACGTATCTTCCATAAGGAAGTTAATTTCTTCTGCATCTAAATGAGGTTTTGTTTGCTTGTAGTATTCGTGTAGTAAACTAGTATCATCTAATTTGCTGTAATCTTGATTAAGCTTTACGTAATCACTCATATCACCACCAGTTTCTTCCATGAAGTCAACTAGCTTTTGAATGTTTTCTGGTAATGGTTTTCCAGTAGCTTGCGCTTCCGCTATAGCTTCTTCAACCTGCTCTTCAACCTCTTCAACTTCCTCTTCAGTAATTTCTTCTAATACTGGAGTTTCTTGTGTTTCAGCTTCTACCTGTACTTCTATTTCTTCAGTAACTTCAGTTACCGCTTCTTTAGTTTTTTCTTCCGCCACAACCTCAGCTTCTACTTTCTCTTCTGGTAGTGGTGCACTTAAATCTACTTTTATAACGCTATCGTCTCCAGCAGATTCAAATTTACTTTCATCAACCGTTTCTGCGGCTTGATCTTGTGTAATCTCTTCGACTACTTTTTCATTTTCTTCTTCCATAATATAATATAATAATAATTAATAATTCTAGCTAGGGTTAAAACTACCTAAATCGAATCCGCCACCTAGTATATCATTACCTGCGGACTCAAAGTTTTTAGGTGGTTTACCACCATTTCTTTGGTCAATCATCTCACTTTGTTGAGTTGCTTGGATTTTTGTTCTTTCGTCTTTACGATCTTCTTTTTCTTTTTCTCTACTTTTTACACCATCAACCTCTATGCCTTTAAGCTGCATGTTGTATTGGAATTCTAAAGCCATTAGTTGTTTTTTCATTTCAACTTCTTGTTGCATTTTTTGCACATTCATTTGAGCTTCCATTTGCATTAGCTCAGCTTTTCCAGCGTTTAACGCTTGGTTTTTTTGTATATCAGCCTGTGCAGCGGCTTGGGCGGCTTGAGTATTAGATTGTGTTTGTGCTTGAATGTTTTCCATCTGAAGCTGCCTATCTTTTTGTTCTTTTTTGACTCTTCTTATTTTAAGAAGTTGATTAGCTAACTTTATGTTTTTAATCTCTCTAAGGTCAATAGCATCTTCTAGGTTTATGCTTTTTTGCTGCAGAGCCATTTGTATGTTGTTTTCTAACTTAGCGTTTTCTTCCTCATCAGGCATTAAGTTTATAAATATCCCAAAGTCATAAAGGTGTAATTGTGACATTTCTTCAAGCGTAGCTACGTTATGAGCGCCAATAGCTTGTATAAAAGCATCTTTTGTTGGAGAGTATTCTATAATGTCAGATATTCTTAAAGATAAACATTCTGCGGTTTCTGCTGTTAAAAATAATCCAGCTTGTAGTATATGTCTTGTTGCTGTGTTTGAGTTTGCTGCGGCTAACTTTTGCACACCTACTAAAGCGTTTTTGTCTGGAGTACTACCATCTCTTGCCTCGTTAAGCCCAGTTACATCTCTTATCATTTGCAGGTAGTAATTATATGTGCCAATTAAAGCTTGCATTTTATTACCACCAGATCCACTAGTTATTTCTTTAATAGGTACTTTACCAGGGTTCATATCACCATCACTTGTAAAGCTTCTTCCAATAACAGAACCCGTTTGAAAGTACATATTTAAAGCTTCTTGAGGATTATAATTTGTTCCGTTACCTAAATCAATTTCAGCCAAACCATCAGCGTCTAAGTAAACGCCGTCTGGCACTAACCGAGACATTACTTGTTGTAACTTAAGGTGTGTTAATTGAATCATGTCAGCAAAGCCAGTTATCCTTTTAACTAAAGAATCTATCCTACCATTGTACATTCTAGGAGCAACTATAGAGTAATTCATTTTAACCTTAGTATAGTCACTTTTAGGCCTCATCATATTTTTAGCCATTTCCCACTTAAGTAGTTTATTTGTACCAAGAATTATAGCGCCATCATAAAGGCACTCTATAGACCTTAACATTCTGCCATAACCACCTTCCTTATCTTCCGGTGGGTTATATTGATCATCTCTAGGTATAATTCTATCACCACCCGTGGTTGTTTCTTTAACTTTGTAAACCTCATTCATATAAGTTTTGTAGTTAAAGTATAGAACTTGTATTGTGTTATTGTCTTCTTTATCGTAAGTATGTGTTGAGTTATAGTTTGATCTATTAGTAGACTTATTTTTCATTACGTCTTGTAGATCTTCCTCTGATAAGTGCGGAAATTGCTTTGCCAACTCATTAACCGGAATAGCCTTTACTTCACCAACATAATATATATCGTCAAAATAAGGCGAGTCAGTATGAGAGTAAACTAGATTTGCTGGATCAACATAATCAATAACAGCTCCTTCTGATGTGTTAAACCCTGTTTTCACAGCACCTATTCCAAGCACTGTTAAATCATGGTAAAAACGCTTTTTAGTTAGTTCGTATTTATTTCCTTCAAACAAAACGTTTAACGCTTGTTCTTCAGCAAGTTCAACGGCTTGTTTGTAACTTAACTGCATGTGTATACCTAACTCTTCACTAGATTCAGGTAAATCTTCATTAGCTAAGTTACTCTCTTTCATGTCTACGTTAAACCTAGATTCAACCTCTTGATTAAACTCTCGCATTTCCATGTCGCTTTGTATTGCTTCCATGTATTCGGTTCGTTTTTCAACTCCATTTGGAGATTGAGAATAAGCTTTTATATCGTATGTTCTTTCGGCGATGCCATTAACAACAATATCTACAAACTTAGAAATAATTGGAACAGGCTTCCAATCTAAATTAAGATAGGACAAATCACCATTGATCGATAACTCATCCTTATATTTTTGAATAGACTGCTCGCCTCGAGCGTACAGCCTTAAATTATGAAAATCATTGTGATTAGTTCTGTATCTATTAGAACCTTGGTTATTGTTAAACCACTCTTGCTCTATAGCCTTACCTACCTTTAACCCATAGTCATAGCTTAACTTTTCAGCATCGCTGACTGTTTGACTTGGGAAATAACTTTTAATGCCAGACTCTGCCATATTTATTACTTAATTATTTGTGAATTACTTCCAGTGTTTGTGTATCTGGAAACGTTTATATTTAACTTAGGTTTTTCAACCTTTGCGTTTGGCGCATATAAATGCCTGTTGTTAGCCATTATAGCTAAACCAGAACTTATTGACGCATCGTGCTTTGTTCTTTTGTTTATATCAAACTTTGTCCAATCATTTAGAAGCTCGTTGAAATAACAATCTCCAAGAGTTCCATCTTGCTTGATACCTACGTGATCGTTAATATACATTTCAATAGCAGCGGCGTGTGCTTGTTTTATATCTTCACTTGAATTAGGTATTCCACCAACTTCTTTTTCCGCTACAGATAATTTGTTCCATATTTTATCAGGTCTATTCATACTAAACCCTCTATATCCTCTTCGCCTTAAATAGTACAATAGACGAGGTTTATTGTTTTCTGCTAATATTGGCATCCCGTAAAATACTAAAGCCATTAGAACATCCTCAAAGAACATCTCAGCTGTTGGAGGTCTTGACAAGTATTCTAAAAAGAAACTATTAGCGGGGGCATCCTCCATGCTAAACCTAGTTAATCCGTGTAAAGCTCCTTTAGAACCCACACCATCTACTGTTCCTGATATATCATATGAATCACAACCAAAAGCACCCATGTGTTCGTTGCCAGGGTGTTTTACACCATTTTTAAGTACAACGTTATTTTGCAGTTGCTGAGGTGGAACCCAACTTACTTTAAATCTACCTTTTGGATCTGGATGAAAAGTTACTTGAGTATCTTTAACTCCGTTAGCCCATTGGAAATTACCTTGAGTAACTCCTAATGTCCTAGCCATTTCTTCGTTGTAATCTATTTGCTCGTATAGTTTAACTAGATTGAATATACTTCCTTTTGTTTCATCTCTAAACGCATGCTCTGTTGTTCTTGGAAACTGACGATAGAATTCATTTAAACCATCTTGGTCATCCTTTAAACCATCTACTTCGTTTTGCCAGTTATCTATTACACCTACATCTATTAATTCACCGCTTGGGTCGAACCGATCGACATCAGGAGTAGTGAAAACTGGAACTCCGTGCTCATCAATAAATCCTTCGTAGTTCCATTCCATTGGGATAAACAAAGAGTATAAACCAGACTT